ATTTTATCCATCATTGCTGGTGTCAGTTTGCCTTGCCTATAAAGTCTGGCAGTTCTTTTTATCTCTGCTTCCCTTGCCTTTGGGTTCTTAGCTCCAGATACATACTTCTTTGGAACACCACCCTTCGTCTTGGGAACAGGATCAAACCTTCGCATCAATGTTCTTTTACTTCGCATTACTTACCAACTTCTTTTTGTGCCTTCTTATGTGCAGTAGAAAAAGAATCTCCCTTCATCATCAAGGTTCGCATCATCCTCATATGTTTTAGCGAATGATGTTTCTTATGTTTTTTAAGAGTATCCTCTTGTCGTTTTGTAAGTTTGCTCATATCACTTTTTCTTTTTTTTTCCGTTCATTGGTTTCTTTTTCTTTCCATATCCTGGCATTGTTGCTCCTTTCTTTATTTAGGTTTCTCTGGCATAGTAACAGCTTTAGCTTTATCTACTGTATCTACATCTTTTGTTATATCTCTTAACTTTTGTCTATAAGTTTTCCACTCAGCAGACATAGTTAAATCTGACATTCCCATCCAATCACATTCCATTAAAAGGTCAGTTCTTTCTTGACGAATACTAGCCATTAGTCTGTCATACTCACCATCAGCCCATTCTTTATCTCTAGCTTCTAGTTCCTTAATTTCATCAGCAGTAAGTTTTACCTCAACACCATTAACCATTTTAGTTTTATAAATAGACATATTTACCTCCTTTCTTTTTTAATCTACTATTCCATAAGCAGTAATTGTTCCCGCATAATTACCACTTGATGCTTGAAATTTAACATAGGGTGTTATGGTTGTAGAATTAAACCTACCATTTATAATTGATGTAAACACATAATTAGTTGAACTATTGAAATTTAAATGTCCGTGATACCTTGCTTTAACTGAACTATCGTTTATTGCAAAAACTGTGATTTCCAATGTAGCATGGTCTGATGTATTTGGTACATAATAAGCTACTGAAGCACCTCCTGTATCTGTTTGTCCAGACCTATGCCAACTTGTATAACTTATAGAATCGTTTGCACCATTAACATCAGTATGATTTCTAATACCACCTTTTTGAATTTGTGTAGAAAAAGTATCTGATGCAGTACCAAAAAACATATTTAGATTTGGATTACTTGCAGAAAAAGAACTGAGATTATGTCCAAATATTTTGTATGCTTTATATGTTGTACCTATTGTTCCACTTGTTAAATCTAAAGTAATAGATGGATTTGTACCATCATTTGTACTAGATACTAATTTAACCAATCCACCTGTTGCAAAAGGTAATGCAGTTACGCTAGATAAAGTATTATTGTTTGCTCTAAGTATTGCCATTATTTTAAAACTCCATATAAAACAGCATTGCCTGCACCAAAATTACTACTTGCAAAATAATATTTTATTGCATCTACTCCTGTTGTTGTACCTACACCTACGACACCATGAACCATCGCACTAGAATCAGCCGCAGACCAAAATGTTTGTAAATATTCAATAGCAACTCGTGAACCATTACTAGCGTTTCTTGGGTCATGAATTATTATATCACCTCTAAATCCATGTGATTCACCATAACTACCTAAAAGTTTTCCATAACTACTATTGGTTTGTCCATATCCTGTTATATTTCCATTTGGTCTACCTATTATAGAAGTCCAATAATATGCAGTACTATAATAACTTGATTCATTATAACCTTTTACAGCAAATCTTACCTCTCCACTACCTGTTGCATGAGAATGTGATATAATAAGAGTTTGATAAGTTGCACCATAAGCATATAATCCTGTAAATTCAATTTCACTTTGATTAGTTGAATCTGTAACCTCTGCAAGTTTAACTAAACCTCCTGCACTACCAAAAGATAAATTACCACTACCATCTGTAATTAATGCTTTACCATTACTAGGTGCTGTGCTTGGTAATGTTAATGTATAACTTTGTCCTGCTGCATGATTTGGCGATGCTATCTTTACACCATGAGAGTTTTGGGAACAGTTGAGTTGCAACGTACCATCGGTTGTACCATCTCCTTTTATCTGTAATCCAGCTGCACTTGACGTTGATACGAAATTCGTCTTAGCATTTGTTACTGTCGCATCTGACGGAGTGCCTATATTTAAAACGTCTCCAAATACTCTGATCTCATTCAGGACATCGCCTGTGGTTGCTGCCGAACTTAATGTCAAAGTATGTCCATTGATTGAATATGCGGACGCTGGTTGTGGTACACCATTAATAATAACCAACATGTGATTTACAGATTGTGGACTAAAATTTACACCATCCAACTGCATGGTATATGCACTCTGTCCATTAGATAATGTTATAGAATCAAGTACATGGTAAGCACCGATAGTTGGTTGTTGTCCTAAGTATCCCATTACGAATCCTTTAATGATATAATTTCTAAATGAGGTACTACAAGTTGTGCTGTGCTACCTCCATCCCATAGAGCAGCTTCATGCAATTTACATTGGTTACCACTATCATATTCTCTACCTTGTAGTTTCATAACTTTTGCACCAGACCAAGAAGTAATATCTCCGTGTGCTGTACTTGCTGAACTTGCATTACAATTAATTGTATATTGATATTCAAATCTTCCTGTTAAATAGTTACCATAAAAAGTTGTTCTTCCATCTGTTACTTCTGTACCATCTAAATAAAACCTTATATGTAAACCATTATAATTAGTTCCATCATATTGTGTTTGAAATATATATTTATATATAACTCTTGTAGTACCAGAAGGAGGTGTATAAGAAATACTTGAACCAGTAATATCTTCATAACTGGTTGGTAATCTTTGTCTTGATGTAATATCTGCCATTGTATATGTTCCGCTAGGTACTGTTACTTGTGTACCATTACAAGGACTAGATAACATTTCTATAATATTACTACCACCAACACCACTAGCTAAATCACCACTTGCAATAGTACCATCTGTTATCTTGGCACTCGTTACAGAACTGTCCGCTAACTTCGCTGTCGATATTACACCATCTGTTATATCACTTGCAGTAAGTAATGTAGAAGCTGGGGAAGATCCTAGATAAGGCATTAGGTAATCTCCATAATTGATAAAGACACATCTAATGCAGATCCTGTAGATGCTTGAGCTTTAATAATATCGGTTGTCTGTGCTATAATTTTTTGTCCAGCAAATACCTCTAAGGTTGACGACCCAGGAATACTAACTGCTTTAAGTAAAAAAACATCAGCATTAGTTTCTGTATCTGAAGTATCGCTTGATAATTGGACATCAGCAGTAATAGCGTTTGTTGTTTTGTTTGCCAAAGTCATTCCAAGTAAAACTGTGGTGGTGTTTGACGGAACAGTATAAACAGTTGCAAGAGAGCTATTACTAACACTTGCTTTCGTTTTTACTTTAAATGTATTTGCCATGATTTACTCCTATCCTAATGCTATGGCTAAACTCGTTACGTCCGCTAAAGATGCTTCTCCAGACGGACCTTGTGGTCCTTGTGCTCCCGCTGGACCTTGTGCTCCTGTTGCACCCGTAGCTCCTGTCGCTCCTGTTGCTCCTGTAGAACCAGTTGCTCCCGCTGGTAGACCTAATGTTAATGTTAATGCCTGTCCAGATAAACTAGCAGAACCCGTAGCACTCGCTCCAGCAGAAAGTGTTGATGTGTTTACTGTAACAGAAGATAAACTTCGATCATGTAAAGTTAAGGCAGTACCATCGGTATCATAACCAATTACCTTATTTGCATTATTAGATGTTGTATCGTTATACGGAACAATCAAACTTGGTGGTGTCGATCCTGTTACAAATTCAGGTAGCTGCAAGGTACGATCTATCTTTTCTTCAAACTGTTGTAACACCATGATCGTATTATCGAAATCTGTTTCTAATGATGCAGCGGTAAATGACGCTCCTGTCGAGTAAGCGGATTCTCGAGATAAAGGTTTGTTGGCGAGGATGGTAAGTTTCTGTCCTGACGTAGGAGCTGATGCATAGTTAACAGTTCCCGTTCCATTGGTGGCGATTGTTACAGTATAATTACTCGATAAGGATTGAGTTGTTTCGCCAAGTATAACTTTAAGTTCGGAATCAGCATTGATCTGAAACGAAAATGCAAAAGATGTTTGCGATCCGTTAGTCGTATACTGAATCCGCCTATTAGTATCATTAATATCAAATGTTGCCATAAACCTTACCTCTACCTTTTATACAATATATATCGATTAATTTCAAACATTAGTTTTTCA